CCCGCCACAGGGGCGGGTATACACAATAAGTAGGACGGCGGCGCGGCCGGTGTTTGCCCACCAAACCGCGCCAGCCACGCAGACCAGGCCTGCATGACCCAAGGCCGCCACCTCTAGAGGCGGGCGGATTCTAACATACCGGTAATGTGGGAGCTGCAAAAATGCAATATCGTTGCAAAAACTGTAATAAGCTGTTGGCCAAAGGCGAGGGGCAATTGGAAATCAAATGTCCGCGCTGCAAAGCGGTCAACCAATTTGGTTCTTTAACAACCCGGAGTGCCCATGAGCACCAAACTTCAAGGAGCAAGCATCATGGGCAACACCCATCCCGTCAGTCCGCTTAGGGGCTGGCTGGGCGGCAAATACCGCCTGGCCGGTACCATCATTCCGTTAATCCCGTCAGACCATACCTGCTACGCCGAAGTGTTCGGCGGTGCGGCATGGGTGCTGTTCAAAAAGCCGCCATCCAAAGTGGAGGCCATCAACGACATCAACGCCGATGTCATCAATTTATATAGGTGTGTTCAAAACCATCTGCCAGAACTGCTGCGGCAGGCCGAATACCTGTTGCCCAGCCGCGATGAGTATTGCCGGCTGCAGCATTGCAATCCCTCCACCCTGACCGACATCCAGCGTGCGGTGCGCTTCCTCTATCTGCACCGCATGGGTTTCGGCGGTAAGGTGGTCGAGTTCTGCTGCGCTGCCACCAGCACCCGCCCGCCCAAGTTCCGCGCCGACAGGTTGGCCGAGGAACTGCAACACAGCCATCGACGCCTGCAGGGAGTGATGCTGGAGCGGCTTAACTACGACGATTTCATCGCCCGCTACGACAAGCCCGGCACCTTCTTTTACATCGACCCGCCGTATTGGGACTGTGAGACGATGTACGGCAAAGGCATCTTCGCTAAGGATGACTTCGAACGGCTGGCCGAGCAGCTACACCACATCAAAGGGCGCTTCCTGCTGTCGATTAACGACGTGCCGGCCATTAGGGAGATCTTCGCCGGCTTCCAGTTTAAAGAGGTCAACCTACGCTACAGCATCAATAAGGAGATTACTACCGAGGCTGACGAGCTGTTGATTGCCAACTACCCCATCAACATAGAGCAGGCGGAGTCAGCTTGATGTAAAAAATCCCACCAAGTAAGGTGGGATTTGTAACGTTGTTGCATAGGGTGCAATAATATCAGGACTGATTTATCGCGCCGAAGTGGGGATATTTATCGCGCGCGGCTTCAATTTTAATGCCCAAACCACATACGACTATACTCGCTATCTCCTCCTTCCCCCGCGCGGCAACCGCGAACTAGAAGACAGCCTGACCATAGCCGCCGAAATTCTGCGTCCGCGCCAATTCAAGCCTTCAGACTGGCAAATTGAGCAAAAAACCGTCCTCAACGAATGGCGGAACCGCCAAAACGCTGAAAACCGCCTGGCACTGAAGCGTAACGCCCCGCTGCTGCAAGGCTCGCGCCACGGCCGTTATCCGCCCATCGGCGGCGAAACCGCCATCCGTACGGCGGAAACCGGACAACTCAGCCGATTCCACAACAAATGGTATGCCCCGAACAATGCCGTCATCCTGATTACGGGAGACATTGACCCGCAAACCGTACAGCACGAACTGACAAAACGGCTGGGCGACCTCCAACGCATCACGCTGCCGGCCCGTTGCGGCATCGAATGCGAACCACCGCTGCAAAACGGCTGGCGCAGCGCAACGGTTCAGGATGCGGAAAACGGAGACAGCAGCCTGGACCTCGTCTTCCGCTTCCGCAACCCGTCCTCTCGCCGGGCCGACAGCGAAGGCGAATACCAACGGCTACTGGACAACTTCGCCGCCTACATCATCGAAAGCCGTCTGAAAAAACAAACCCTGCCGCCCGCCATCCTTTCCCTTTCGTTGCACAGCGGCAATTTGGCGCGGCAAACCGGTTCGGTCAGCATCTCTGCCGTAACTACTCCCGACGGCCACCGCAACGCCCTCCACGTCCTGCTGAACCTGCGCCGCAGCATCTTGGCCGAACCGGCGACCGAAGAAGAAATCGCCGCTTACCGCCGCCGCTTCGGCAAAGACAACCCAACTTCCGCTTCCGCAACCCTGCCGCAGAACCTCACTGCCGCACTGCAAGATGCCGACCGCGGCATTTTCAGACAACAAAGCTGGCAAAACCGTGCCGAATACAACAAAACCGTGCGCCAACAGCTTTACCGCATCGACAGCAAAGCAGTGAACCGGCGCATCCGCGAATGGCTGGATGCGGACGACAAACTGGCCGTTGCCCGCGCGCCCGGCAACCGGAAACCCGAACTGCCCGACAGCAGCCGCTTCGAACAATTCGCTGCTTCAGCACTGCCTCCGGCACAAACCGCAACATCGCAGCCGAACCGCCGGGAAAAGAAAAACAAACTCTCCTCAGCGGCGAAAAAAACCGTTCGACCAGACGACGGTGCAATGCCGCTACTGCCGCAAAACCGCCCTTCTGCCGACGGTTCGCCGTTTTATGCCCCCATCCCCGGCCAAGTCCTCAACAGCCGCTTCGACCATCCCAATAAAGTCGCCTATTACCAACTCGGCAACGGCGACCGGGCCGTCATCCTGCAACACCCCAGCGCCGGCGACCGTGTCTATTTCCAAGCACTGTCCGAAGGCGGCTATATGCAGAGCACGCTCAATCCCCTGCAGGCCAAACTGGCCGCCGAACTGCTTTGGCAACAAATGCCCGACAAATGGCAGCAATGGAGCAGGCTGCACGGACTGGGCTTGAATTACCGCCTCGACAGTCACAGCCAAAGCGTCAGCGGCGACGTCCCTTACGTCCGGCTGGGCGAACTGCTCCGCCTGTACCGCGCCTACTACATCCAGCCCGAATTCAACGAACGCTGGAAAGGCCATCTGCAAAATGCCGCCCAGCGCCTGTCCGTCCGC